TATAATTTTTCTACTGTATCTGCGTAGTTCTTCCAGAATGATTTTGCATCTTCAAAAGCATCTGCATAGAACTTAGTCCAGTAGTTTTTAATATCATTATAGTTTAACATTATATTCTCCATTGGTTAATGAAGGGTATATAGGTTAAATTATTATATTTTCAATATGGCTTTGATAGATTCAATAGCTTTACTGATTTCATCTTTATAAGCATAACCAATGAAACCTCCAGCTAGTAAACCAATAATAAGTGTAATCATATTATTTCTTGTTTAGTTGAGTCATAAACATACCATGATATTCGGTAGAACCCAAGTGTGTAATTGGTGTAGATAAATCAGTCCAGATCTCAAAGCCACACTCTTCAGCTAATCTACAGAAGTAATAGTCTTCAGATAAGAATCTATTAACACCATCTTTCTCTTTATAAATTCCAACAGGGAAAAAATCATAAGCATTATCTGATCCTTCTATTCCTGTTCTTAGATCTGGTTTGTATTTAAGCTGAGGATTCTTATCCATGATAGTAGTAAAGACTTCACGTTTAATCATCATAAAACCTGTGGCACTTTCTTTTACTCTTGCAAATCCATGTTTAAATTCTGTGTTAGGATATAGATTAACATTGAACTGCAAAAGATAATCACGCATTGTTTGTTCATCTATATTATTATTTTCTTTGATACGATCTAGTAATTGCTGCCAGTAAAAACCTTTTACAGGATAGGTGCATGTAACAACTTCTTTATTAAACTCTATTATTCTTTTTAAGTTATCAATATGATCAACAAAGAGATGCTTTTATAGCACCTAAACCTTTTAACTCTTGGATATTAAATGAAGATACTTGTCGTTGGGAAGCACCAGTTGCTATGCCAATAGATGACAATAGATATTCTTGGAACGAACAAACTTTATCTTGGGATATAGTAGAATGATACCTTACACTAACGAAGAACTAGAATTTATTAACAAACCAATATAAGGAGAACACTATGTTTAATTTTAATCCGTTTAAAATTCCTTCTTATAAAGAAGTTAAAGAATCAACTGAGAAGTTATATGCTGATTCTGTAAAATTCTTTGAAGAATGGATTGAAGATGTTAAAAAGTATTTCAGTAAAAAGTAAATGTCCAATACATATAAAAGTACGTTTTTTAGTTTAACGACTACAAGTCAAACTACTGTTTATACTGTACCTGCAGGTGTCAAAGCACTTATAAAAACTATACAATGTTCTAATCACACAGGTAATACTAAAGTTGAAGTATTTGTAACCGACACTAGTGCTACTACAACTACTGAAATTGCAGAACTTACAATGTCAGCTAGTTCAACAGAAAATTTTGCTAAAGGTATAATTATTTTAGATGCAGGTGATATTCTTAAAATTACTGCTGATACAGCAAATAGAATTACCGGAACTATTTCTGTATTAGAAATTTCTTTCTAATGGATGTTATTAGAATACCAAAAGAGAAAACAGAATCAGTTTGGATTTTAGTTAAAGAGTATATTAGAAATGCTTTAATATATTCTGGCAGTCATCACCATACTGACCATTACAAAGATTTAATTAAAGACGGTAAGTTACAGCTTTGGATTATTTGGGATGAGAAAAAACCTAATGTAGATGAACAATTTAATGGACTTGTTCTCTCACAAATCATACAAAGAAGCATTAAAAAAGTCTTACATTTGCCTATGGTTACAGGTAAGAATAGACAACAATGGCAAGATTTAATTGTAAAGATAGAAAATTTTGCTATAGATCAAGGATGCGATTGCATGGAATTAATTGCAAGACCAGGTTGGCAAAAGATTCTTGATAAACATAAATACTATAGAACCCATGTAGTGTTAGAGAAAAACTTAAAAACAGAGGAAAAATAATATGTCATTTCTAGGCGGCGGCGGTGGATCAGGAACTACAGTAAGTACAGTAACTCCTTATGCTCCAGCTCAACCAGCATTAAATCAAATTTTAGCAAACGCAGGATATTTATATCAACAAGGCGGAGCATCATCTTATGTTCCCCCATCTGAACAAACATTAACTGGTTTAGGAATTCAAGAATCATTAGGAACATCAGCTGCACAACAATTAGCAGGAACACTAGCTGGTAATTATCTTAATCCATTTTTATCTCCAATCATTCAACAAGCCGGTGAAGAAGCGTATGGTACAGTTGCTCAACAATTTTCAGGAGCAGGAAGAACTCCAGGTTCTCCTATGTCTCAACAACAAGTTGCAGACATTGTAGCGCAAAGAGCTTTGCCTTATGCTTTCCAATCTTATGGTCAAGAAAGACAAAATCAATTAGGAGTTGCTCAAGCAGTTCCAAGTTTATTTACAACTGGTCAGCAATTAGAACAATTACAAAGACAATATCAACAAGCACCTTTTCAAGCATTACAACAATATGCTGGTCTTGTTACTCCAATAGCTTCAGGATTACCTACACAAACTAGAGATACACAATCTCAATCTAACCCATTAACATTAGGATTAGGTGGAGCATTAGTTGGTTCACAAGTTTTACCAAGTATATTTAGTAGTCTATCAGCTGGACAAGGAGCTGCTTATGGTGGAATCGGTGGACTTGGTTTAGGATTATTAGGATTATTATAATATGGGTGGAGTTGTTGATGCAATCGGTGATGTTGTCGGTGGTGTAGCAGACGTTGCTGGCGATGTAGTCGGCGGTGTTGCTGATGTTGTCGGAGATGTTGTTGAAACAGTTGTTGATAATCCAGAGCTTGCATTAATTGGTGGAATATTTGCATTACCTTATTTAGCACCAGAATTATTTTATGGAGCAGCAACAGGAACAGGCGCTGGCGGAGCAGGAATATTAGGAGCAGATATAGCAGCTGCAGGAAGTTTAGGTTATATACCAGGAGCAGAAGCCGCAGCATTATATTCTAGCTCACCATCATTCAGTCAATATTTATTTGGAAGTATTCCAGAATTAAGTGCTGCTGCAATAGCAGAAGGAGCTGTACCAGTTGCAAGTCAAGGAGTACTTGGTTTAGGTGGTGCTTTTAATCCTTTATCCGGTTCTGTAGCAAGTAATGTTCAAGGTTTATTTCCATCAACAGATTTTATAAGTTCATTTATTCCAAAGACACCTGCTGATATAGCTAAAACTTTGGGTCAAGCTGTACTACTGGGTGGTGCTACACAAATAACACAACCTCAAGTTCCTGGTGTTGACATGAATGTACCAGCAAGTAATGTTCCACAGTATGGTACAGGAAGAAGTATTTTTAATGCTTACAATTCTTCTAAACAAAATATAAATAATATTTTATATCCACAAGGATTATTAGGAACACAACAACCAAGAACATCAGGCATTTACTCAAACTATTTACAACAACAAGGATTAATATAATGGAAAATTTAACAGAATTATTAAAAAAATATTACGGTTATGGAATGGATGACCCACTTAGTTCAAATGAACAATTAGGTTCTGATAGAAAAACAAATAACACTTTAAGTTTAATGGGATTACTTGGTAGCCCAGAAGCATTAACAGGATTAGGTTTAATATCAGCTGGTATGAAGGGTCAAGGTATTGGTGAAGCTGCATTACCATCTTTTGTTGAAGGATTAAAAGTATCTTCAGCTGTTAGAACTTTAACTAAAGAACAAGAACAACAAAAAGCAATTGATGAATTTGGTAGTCAAGTTCCTGAACAATACAAACCATTGTTCAAAGCGTTCCATGATCAACACTCGAAAACTACTGACAAAGCACAAGGCTGAAGAGGTAGCTCAATATCTTTCTCAGTTTGACGCCATTACAAGATTAGTAATGACGGCTAAGTTTTCGCTTGCATGGTTCAGTGAAAAAGTTTTTCGCACTCCTGATGGCTCCCCTCTAAGACTATTTCCTTTCCAGCAGGCTATTCTTGAGATGCTGTGGCACAAGAAGTTCCCAATGGTTATCATGAGCCGGGGAGCGGGCAAAAGCTGGATTATCGCATTATATTCTCTTTTGAAAGCAATGCTGTGTCCTGGCTCAAAAATCATCATCTCAGGTGGTGGTTTTCGACAGGCCAAGGTAGTCTTCAAGTATATCGAAGCATTCTATAACTATTCTCCTATTCTTCAAAAGGCACTGTCCGCTTATGGAAAGCCTACATACGCATCTGACAATGCCTATCTAAATGTTGGCTCCTCCACTATCACTGCTATTCCAATAGGTGATGGCGAAAAAATCAGAGGAATGCGAGCCACAGTCCTTGTAGTTGACGAAATGGCTTCAGTTCCCGAGGATATTTTCGAAACGGTTCTTACTCCGTTCACAGCCGTTAATATCAATCCGAGATTATCCAACGCTGTATCTAACATTACGCG